TTCGCTATTAACGGAACACCATCTCCACCAGTAACTGCTGTAAACTGTGCTTGGTTAAGCACTTGTGCAGCTTTGATTTGTTTTGTGTTTGACATTGATCTTGCAAGAGCTCTTGTGTATCTCGATGCAAGTCTGTCATACAGGTTGTCCTCAATTGCTTCTTCAGTAATCGAGAAAGCTAATGCGATAGTGTCGTGTGTATATCTAGCAGTGAAAGATTCAGTTGCTTGATCAAATACTACACCAGCACCTTCTTGTTTTACTGGAGCACCAGCAAAACCAGTTAGCATTACTTCTTCCTCAAAAGCTCTGTCCGAAGTTTCTTGAGTGTAAATTTCAGTATGTTGATTTTCATACCGATTATATTCCAGGCCGAATAAAGCATTCAAACCTGGCTCTAGTTCTTTGACTAGTTGTGATCTTGATATCGCCATAGTTTTTACTCCTTATTAGATACCTGTTTGATGTCTATAGAAATGTCTGTTAATTCTAACAAGTATGTTAGCATTAGCACTTCCAGTGTCGCTGTTGTCAGGATCTTGCGAAATGTCCATTGCTTGAATCATGAATGAAGCATTTGTTCCTGAAACAGATACATCTAGTTGTACTTCAGATATTCCTGTTTTTGTATTGCCTGTAGCATTGCTCAATGAATAGTTCTTGAACAGATCTGCTTGTGCAAAAGTGTCGTCCGCATTAATCAAAAACACAGCGTCTGGATCATCCACTACAAATGCAGTTATATCACTTGCAGCAATACCTCCAGGGTATGAATTTGAAAAGGTTGGCTTTTGCGTTGTAGGATCTGTGTAGAAACATCCGTTGAAAACGCCCACAACATGATTTGAAGTATTGGCAGTGTGTCTTTCAATACCACCCGCAGTTACTGGTACTACCAGGTCACCTTGGAAAATTGCAGTAGCATAACCACTTGCAATTTTATATCTGTTTTGAGCTCCAACTAAAGGCGTCCCATCTAGTTTTCTGAATGGTCTTAGACCAAACTTTTCTAGTTTATTTGCCATTATGTTTTTCTCCTATTAACATTTATTATTAACCAACCTCAATGGTAGTTATAGCTAATTAATTGCCTTTACGACCACCACCAAAGGTTACTCTACTTTGACGATTAATATTAATCGGCATCGCAGGGTTCTGCTCCTTCATAAGGTCATTGTCCACAGCGTTTAATTGATCCTGAGTCATTCTTGCGAAATACTCAGAGCGTTGCTTCAAAACCTCTTCTGGTATCCTAGCCAGTACTAGGCCCCCAATTCCTATACACCCCTGATACTCTCCTTTAGCTATGACAGGGTATGCTTTTTCTGTAATCTCGTTCTTATACTCGTCCGCTCTTACAAATTCATAACCCTCTCTAAGTTTTTTAGATACATTTGATGTATCCTCAAAACCAGCTACCTCGGTTCTTATCCATCTATGAACAAAACCTTTAGGTGCAGCAGGTGCATCTAAACTGGATGGTAAAGTCCAACTTTTAACTCTAGTAGATTGCTCTCTAGAATTGGACTGGCGTGAAGTTCTATCTATTTTATCTGTCATTTATCCTCCTTCACGAACTTAGCGTATTCCTCTAGTGGCACTCCTAATTTCTTAGCAATAGCTACCTGTGATTTAGTGAGTTTCACAGATCTGCGTCCTCCTTGTTTTCTAGAAACTCCAGCAACATTCTGGACGGGCTTGTTGTTGGTTTCAGTAGTTTCTTCATTGCCAAACTTACGAGGGAAATAATCCTTCATTCGTTTGTCAATTTCATTATAATAGTCATCTGTCTCTGCGTCAAACCCCTGCCCGACTAATTCATCGTGCAAAGTCATAGCAGCAGATGTCATTATACGATCGTTGCCAAACCACTCATTTTTTTCAGCCCAGGCTTGAGCTCTAGGACTAATTTTTTGTGGAGCTGCTTGTTCGTTTATTTGTTGATTTATTGTAGTTTCAGGCTTGTCTTCTTTCTTTTCCTTTTTAGCTTTTTCTTTTTCAGATAAAGAAATTCTGACTTTCTCCTTTTCTACAGCAAGTTTTGTTAAAGCATCATTGGCCTCCATGACTTTTTCTGTGTCCTGAAGATCAAGTGCGTCCTTTAACTGACGTTTAACTTTATCACGTTCTGCATCAATCCGAGCATCGTATTGTTTAAGATATTCCTCATCTGTACTTTGATATTTTGCATTAACGTCTTCATACTTAGTCTTCAGACCTTTTGCATATTCAAGTGCAGCTTTTTCTCTTCTCTCAGCCTCACGATATTTATAAGTTAATTCTTTAATTCTTTTTTGAGCATTATCACTAACTTTCGATAAATCATCCTTATCTTCTTTTTTATCTGCTTTAGTTTCTTCAAGAGTTTCTTCTTCTTGAATTTTATCTTTTTTAGTTTCTGCTTTTTCTTCTGAAGTAGTGCTTATATCCGTGTAACCTAAATCTACTTCTTCTTTTTTTATTTCACTCGGATGTTTATCTTCTACTTTATCATCAAGATCGATTTGTGTTTCTTGAACACCATCAAGATCTAAATCTACTTCTGGTTCTTTCTTGATTTCTTTTTGCTCTGCTTGTTCCATCTATCCTCCTAAAAATTAGTTGTTATGTGAGCAGGATCATTAATTGTTCCTATTATCTCATCATCATTTAGAATTCTTACTTCACCTATTTCTGTATTAAACCTGGAACCAGCATACTTTCCAAACATAACCCATTGACCTTCTTTACACCAAGGGCCTTCTGGAAATTTAGTTTCGTCTTTGTAAGCAAGAGGCCCAACCTTCATTACTAAAGCACAGACAGATGCCACAGTAATTTTTTCTTGTGTCTCATCCGCAAGATGTAAGCCACCTTTTGTTTTACTAGGTGGACTGTACGGTCTAACTAAAATTCTCCAACCAGTTGGATTCGGTAACTTGTCCAACATGTTTGAGATTTTTTCTTTTTCTGTAGGGATGTTAACTTTTTTATCAGTCTTCTTTATCTGTGACCCATCCGGTTTTACCAAGGTCGTCATATTCAATGTCCTCTTTGTTCAGCAGGTCTCGTATCACCTGAAGCAGTTCTTCTAATGAACTGAGTTGTCCACGACAGTAATTTAATTTTTCCATACTGTCAACACTGTAGATAAGTTGTTCTTTTTTAGTGTCAATGCTTTTTTGGACTTCTTTGATAATAATCTGAATAGTGTGTATATCCATTAGGATTACATACTATAAATTTCTTAAAACATCCAACTTTTCTTGAGCATTAGCTATTTTTTCTACTAGTTTATCCATTTCTTCCAAATGCTGTGGATGTTCACCAATACCAACAGAATTATTTAAATAGATATCTAGTGTAGCCTCAGCACCAGAAATTTCAGCTTTGTATTTATTTATTAATGCAGTAATTAATTTACTTTTTGCCATTACGCCAGATTTGAGTGCCCTTTATACCATAGACGCTCGCCACGACAAGAATCCAAAGATTCGTGAACCATGTCGGCAATGCTGAAAAATATTCAAAAAATAATTTTACCTTGTCCATTGCGGATGGATCTTCTGAAATGACTGCCCAGGCCAAAACCACTACGGGGGCCGAGAGAATCAAAAGTATGAATTCGTCCTTCCAGTCTGACTGACGGGCCTCTAAAAGTTTGCCCTGGTACTCTGCTTGTCCATCGGCCATTTTTTTAGCGTGCATGTGTTGTGCATCCGCCATAGCCATTTTTGTCTCTTGTCTTTTTTTATAAATGTGAGTCGCTGCATTGAGTCCTAATTTAAGTGCACTGAACCAAACCATAAATTTCTCCTTCTATAAGTGTTGATATATATAGCAAAATTTTTCGCTTGAATCAAATATGGGATATGATATAATTATCCCAACATAAAAAAATAACCCATAGGAGGATTTATGTTACATTGGAACCCTAGTCAGCTTAAAGAGCTGCGAGAGCGTGGTTATAAAATTAAGGTTTATGACTACGATCCTAGGTATAAGGAAAAAACTATTGAAGAACTTGAGGAGGAGCAAAATGAAAAGCACTCAAGCGATAGTTAGAAGGTTGAACATGGATGCAGCTTACGCTGAAGCCAATTCAACTTTACCTGATACACTACCCTATATTACAGTCGAAGAGGCTCAAAGGGCCTACAAGAGACTTGTAAGAAAATTTGGTAAAGCAAAAGATGCAGCACCAAAAACAACCTTCGATATGAGAGTAAGAAAACATGTTACTTACTCTTATAATAAAAATGGAGATGTAAAAAATAGAAAAGTACAGATCCATGTAAGAAGATGTTGGATTTGTATTTCAGGTGACCCATCAACATTGCATCGTGGATGGAGAAGATTAATTCATGATGTTTCTCACAGGATCTGGAGATATAGAAGTCCAGGTCTACCGGATCATTGTACTTTGCATGCTGAGTTCGAAGCAAAACTTGTAAAGTATGTTAATGCATCTGGTTGGTTACAGGGATCTTTGAAAAGCAAACCAAAAAAAGTCCTGTCACAAGATGAGAAGAGAGAGAATAAGAAAAAGAATCTTATTGCTCTTATCAAAAGATGGGAAACAAAAAATAGGTTAACGCAAACCTATTTAAAAAAATACAAGCAGCGTTTAAAAAGAATGGTTGCTTAAAATTATTTGCTAGACCCTTCGGGGTCTAGCTCTTCAATTATATCTTTATATAATTTTTTTCTTCTATCACATAAGTAATCAATAATTTTTTCTAATACTTGAAAACCTTTTACACCTTTAGCTCGCCACTTGTATGTGTCATTCCAATGATCTTTTCTTTTTGCTTGGAAAGATACAGATCCGACTCTAAAGTATTCTTGAAACATCATGACCACCTCTTGATCACGCATTTCAACTTGTATTACAAACTCTTTACCTTTTTTAGATCCGCTTTTGTGTAAACCAAAATTACCTTCACCTTCAAATACACCTGCAAGAAAAATTAATTTACTTCGTACCGATAAATTTTTTACCTTTGATTTGGATACCACTGATACCTTTTATATCGCTTCGTACACCAACCTCTCTATGAGGACATCCACCTTCCTTTAGTTTGACTGGAGGAACTTGCGGGTTTGGGCCACGTAATGGTGGCGGCCCGGATGATACTCCACCAGATTTTTTATTTATTCTCATCTTTTCTTTTTCTTCTTAATGTAGGCTTGTAGTCCTTTTGGTAATTTAGCCATGCCACCTTTTTTAACAGCTATACCAAATTTTTTCTCGTTGATTTTTTTCTTCATTTTTTCCATCAACTCTCGTCTTCTTAATTCTTTAGTATTTTTTTCTTCCCTATCCATTACTTTGTTAAATACCTTAAATTCTTTGTCACCCTTTTTGCCTTTGATACCACCGCCTCTTTTCTTTTTGATTATTTTTCTCACTACTTACTCCTTTGTATATCTAGTTTTTCTTTTGCAACAGCAAGTCTATCTTCTTGAGCTTGCTCTTGCGATTGTAATTTCTCTAAGTCTATTGCAAGATCAGCTTCTTGTCTACGATCTAATCCTTGCTCTTTCATCTGTGCTTCTTGAGCCTTTCTTTGTAAGTCTAAGGCCCTTAAATCTATTTCTTGTTGTTTTAACTGTACTAATGGATCTTTGTTCATGTTACCTGCTGCTTTTTCTTGCATTGCTAATTGTTGAGTAAGCTCAGCAACTCTTTTTGCTACCATACCATCAAAAATAATTTTAAATTGTGGTGGATTAATTTGAGCAAGCTGTAATAATTTTGGATCTTGTTGCACCATTGCCTGTACTTCAGCCGTAGCTTTGAAACCAACGTGATCTGAAATGTGAGATTGTAACAATGCATAAACTTGTGGATTAATTTGAACCATTCTAGTTTGCATAAACACAGAATGAGCTGCAATGTGTGCATCGTGGTCTTGATCCGGGAACGCTTGCAACAATTGCATCTTCAATGCCTCTGCATTTTCTCTTGCAGGATCCATTGGCTGTGGAATTTCAGGTGCTTTTAGTATTGCATCAATATTTTTTGTGCCTAA